GAGATTGCCGTCCCAATGCCACTGCTTGTGGAAGACCGTCGCGTCGAGCACGAGCGTCTCTTCGATCGCCTGCTCCAGCCAGCGGGTGATCCCGAGGCGGTCGACGCGGTTCGGCTTGTCGAGGAAGCGCGTCGCCGTCTTGATGTCGGGCTCGTGCGCCTTCCGCGCCTTCACGCTCCGGCTGTTCTCGCGCGGGACGACGCTCCACTTCCGCGAGCAGACCTGATTCTTTCGGTAGCCGACAGCGATCCGGTAATACGGGCACATGTCGGCGTACGCGCGCTTCACCGCAGGGTGAAGCTTCGCCGTCGTGCCGGGCTCCATCATCGGCGTGGGGACGAGGTTGAAGCCCGGGGTGATCTGGTATTCCTGCGGCGGGTAGTTCGGCGGCTCGACGATGGCGGGGATGAGCGGCGCGTTCGGGCCGAAGCCGTCGGGCCCACGGAAGGAGTCGGGGCCGAGGAGCCTGCCATCCCAGCCGTAGAGGACCGGCTTCGGGACGACGCCAGTAGCCGCGACGATCTGCGCTATCGAGATCGGTGAGATCCGGACCTCATGCTCCACGGCGGCTACCTCCACGCATCAGCGGTATTTTGCACCCTAGTTCTCCGGCGTCGTGTCAAGGGGTATTTCGCCGAGAGCGAGCCGCTTCGCTTCGGCCGCTTCTTTCTCGGCGAGTGCGTTCTGCGTCCGGACCCACCCGAGGAAGCCGCTGTGCTCGTTCACAGCGCCGCGAGCGCAGTGCCACGCGAAGGCGAGTGACATCACCTGGTCGTCGTGACAGCCCTCCGGCGCCGAGTAGCGGTAGAGCCCGCCGGGGAGCTTCTTCTGGTCGAAGGCTTCCAGCTCCGCGACGAGAGACGGGTCCTTGAGGATGTGGATTTCCTGACGCTCGAAGGCGAGCGCGAGCTGGTCGACGATGAGCTTCTTCGATGAATTCGTCGTTACGAACGGCTCGACGGGGAGGCCCGCCGCCGCGAGGTCGTCGATCAGCGGCGAGCCCATCGAGTTCTGCTCGGCAAGAATCGTGATGGGCCGGAAGCGTTCGTAGAGGGCGGTCAGCCGCATCTTCTGAAGCACGTAGTCGATCTTGTTGAATCGGTCCTTCGCTACGAGCTTCCCGTCCGTCTGGTCCATGACGCTGATGACCGTGTAGTCGTTCGCGCGTCCCCAATCCACGCCGAAGACGTAGGAGTGCCCGTCCTCCGGCCCGTCCATCTCCTCGAGCGTGGCGCACGCGCGGATATTTCGGAAGACCTCGCCGCCGTCGTCGAGGAAGATCGCCTCGTACTCCTGACGAAACTCCCGCTCCGTCATGTCCTGGCGCGCGTCCTCGATCTCCTGCCGCTGGAGGTACGGGTTGTCCCACGAGGGGAAATGGAACGCGGCCCACGTACTCTCCTCGCCGTGCGCTTCCATCTCCGCGAGGGCGCGCGTGTAGAGGCGGAAGAAGTGATTCTTGCCGAACGGCGTCGAGATGAAGAGCGCGGAGCCCTTGCGATCCGTGAGCGCGGGGCGGATGACCTTTGACCAGACGCCCTCCTTGCCGTATGCGTACTCGTCGAAGGTCGCGTCATCGAGACCGACCGCGCGGAGGCCGTCGGGCTTGTGGGAGGAGTGGACCTCGATGAAGCCGCCCGCCTGCGTCTCGATGCGCTTCGCTCCGTCGTGAATCGTCATGAGGTTTGGGAGCTGCTCCGCGATCTGCCGGAAGGATCGCCACGCACCGCGCGCGAGCTTGTACGTTGGGGCGATCCACCAGCAGCGCTTCCCCTGGAGCGCGAGGTCTGACTGCCGGAGGATGGCGTAGAGGCTCTTCCCCCAGCGGCGCCCGCAGTTCGCCACGATGAAGCGAGCGCGAGAGCGGGCGATCTTCCGCTGACCCCTGTGCCGGCCTGGGAGGTGGATCGTCCGTGGCGCGGCTTCAGCCGTCGCGGCCTGGCTCATCCTGGGCTTCGTCCTCGTCGAGCGCGTCGTCGAAGACCACGCGGATCGGCCCGGGGAGGAGCGGCGCATCGGGAACGCCCGCGAGCTCACGCCTGTCTCGCCACTCTGCGGACTGGCGATTCTTCAGCCAGAAGATCATGGCCGTGACGTTGCCGCCGACCGCCGACTTGTAGAGGGCGCTCTGCACGCGGTCGTCCGCGATCTTGCGGGCCTCGTCAGCGCGGACCTTCACGAGCGGGTGACGGACCATGTAGCGTTCGAGGCCCGACGTCGAGACGGAGATGAGGTGCGCAGCTCCCGCGATGTCGGCGCCGATCCTGAGAGCGGCGATGACCTGCTCGACCTTGTCAGGCGTGATCTTCGGGTGTGCTGCCATCGGACCCGTAGGCTACTTGACCGCGACCCACCCGGCGAAGTTCAGGTGCCGCCAGAAGCACTCGACGGTACGGAACCCGGCGTCACGGAGGAGGTCTTCATTCCACTTCGCCGTCACGGGGACGAGCACGCCCTCAAGCGCGAGGGCCTTCCGGTCGATCTCATCCCGCGTGTAGCCCGCGTCGAGCTTGTGCGCCTCATACAGCTTCGTCAGGAGTTGGTCCGCGCCGTAGTTGTGGCCTATGACCTTCTCGACGAGAACGAACGCGCCACCGCTCGCCGTGTGCTGGAAGACGTTCCCTATGATCCGCTGCCGATGCTCGATCGGCGTGAACTGAAGCGTGAGGACGCTGAGAGTCAGGGACGCGTGAACGCCAGGGTAGTTCTTGCGGAGGTCGCAGTTCTCGAAGAGAGCGACGCCGGTATCGACCCAGCCCTTGTAGCGAAGCCGGACGGCGTCGAGCATCGGCTGCGACATCTCCACGCCACGGAACCGGACGTATGCGCCGAAGCGATCGAAGAAGGGGGCGAGCGCCTCTCCGCGTGAGCACCCGAGGTCGACCACGTCCGTCTTCGGCTCGACGAACTTCGACCCTACGTCGAAGACGAGCCGCCGCATCTCGTGGTAGTTGGGGATGGAGCGCGCGAGCATGTCGTCGAAGACGCGCGTCACCTCCGCATCGAACTCCCACCGTGGGGGCGCGTAGCCCGTATCGGGGGCTGACTCCTGGGGCGTAGCTGTCTCCGTCATGTGGCGTCCTTTCTGGCGGCCTGGACGATCGGGAGAAGCCCCCTCGCCACGGCTGCCGATACGGGAGGAGGGACGGCTCGGCCGAGCCTCTCCCACTGCTGCTGGTACGAGCCCGTGAGGACGAAGTCATCCGGGAATCCGCAGATACGGCGAAGCTCTGCTATGGAGAACTTCCGGCACTCTGTCGGGTGCGTGACGCTCGCGAGCCCCGCATTCCCTCCCGCCGCCGTGACGGTAGGGGCCGGGGATTCGAGAGAAGGGCGGACGAGCTGGAAGTACTTCTCTGACTGCCCGCCAGCCTTCAGCTTCTCCCACTCACGCCCCGTCGCGTGCCGCGTCATCCACGCGTCCGCTTCGACGGTGAAGACCTTGTAGTGACAAGCGTTCACGCCGTTCACGCCGTTCACGCCGGTCGTGATCGTAGGGCAAGGCTTGCCCGTCACGTCCTCATTCGCCGCCCAGCGGTTCGGGCTATTCCCTCCCGTATCGTGAATCGCCCGGTCCACCCACGGGAGCGCGTCCTTGACGGAATACCTGTACGGGAGCGGCTTCGGCCATACGGGCGTGGCGCCGAGGTCTTCACGGACGCCTTGAAAGATCAGGCGGACGCGAGACTGCGGAACGCCGAGCCAGGACGCATCGAGCAGCTTCGCCTCAACGCGATACCCGCACGCCTTCAGCTCACGGAGGATCTCAAGGAAGTACCCTTTCGCCGTTCCCTTCACGAGCCCGGAGACGTTCTCCGCGAGGAAGGTCTTCGGCTGGAGCCCGCGCAGGAGGCGGACGTATTCGAAGAAGAGGTCATCCGACCGCTGCGCAGAGTCGGAGTACGCCTTCACCTTCCCCCACCCCTTCTCACGCTTCCCTGCCGTGGAGAAGGATGCGCACGGGGGCGACCCGTCGAAGAGGTCGAGGTCACCGGCCTGCAGCCCTACCGCCGCAAGGATCTCCTCCGGCATCACGCTTCGGATGTCGCGCGTACTGAGGACCGTTCGCGGAGACGCGTTCTCGCGGTAGGAGTCCTGGGCTGCGGGGACGAACTCATTCGCCCAGAGAACACGGAAGCCCGCCATCCGGTAGCCGAGACAGGAACCGCCGCAGCCTGAGAACGTTGAGACCACGGCCGGACGCGCGGCCCCCTCTGCGTCCTCAAGAGCCCGCGTCTCTTCGAGCGAGGGGACGCGATAGGGAGGCTTCTCCGGGATCACTTCCCGTCGCTCCACTCATATCCGCACTTCGGGCAACGGCAGTTGACGGAGAGATTCTCGTCCACCGTCGGGAAGTCCTCCGGGGCCGTGGGCCCGAGAGCTTCCTCCGCGAGATCCGCGAGCATCTCCTTCACGGCTTCGCTGTCCGTCTCAACGGAAAGCAGGA